ACACTGCGACGATACGACCGAGAACATCTTGTGCTTTTTTCATTCTGATTCCTTTGTGCTAAGAGTTAATGCTGCGTGTAAAACTAATGATACACCAACCAACCATACAGCCTGCCGAAGCGTCGGACCCGACAGGGTAATCAAGACTAAACCCGTGCCTGCGTATGTCCAGGCGTTGTCTTTGATGAGGTTGGTGAGGCGTTTCATTGTCGCCTCATTCTACTACCTGCTGCTGTGAGGGTTGTCCCTGCTGCGATGGCGATGAGGGTTCGGCGTTCTCCTACAGGGATGTTGGAACCTGTTGGTACGTAGTCGTCGAATCCGCCGAAGATGTCTATGGTTTGTTCAAACACTTCTTGGACTGCGAGGGGTGCGTCTTGGATTGCTGCTGTGAGTTCTGCTATCTGTGTTTCGTCTAGTTGTTGGACTTCGATGGTTTCAAAGATTTCGGTGGCTTGTTCTTCGGTGATAACAGCCAACACTTCAGGGTTGGAAGCGAGGGCTTCGGCTTGGTCTGCTGTTACTGCGGTGGCAAGGATTTGGGTGATGAGTGCTACTGCTTCTTCGGGGGCTAGGTTTTCGATGGTGTCTACAACGGTGTCAAACTGTTCTTCGGTGAGGGGGATGTTTGTGTTGCCAGCGTCTAGGAGGGCTTCTGCGAGTTCGGGTGGTAATTCTGCAATTACGGCTGGTGGGAGCATTACGGGGGGTTCTGGTGCGTCTGGTGGCATGTCTGGTGGCAGAGGCATGGTGTCTGGTGGCTCTGGTAGTAGTCCGACAAACGGTAGCGTTTGAGGTGGATAAATAGTAGGGTACGTGTCGGGAGGGAGATTTAATGTTTCTGGTGGATATGTTTCAATCTCTGGTAGTACGAGGGGTGGTATCTCTGGCATGGCTGGTGGCTCTATTTGTGGTGGAGGAACCGTTGCTGGCGGCTCTGGCATTGTTGGCTCTGGTTGGGGTATTGAAGTTGTTTGAGGTGTCGTAGTAGTTGGTGCGGTTGTTACAGGCACAGTCGTAGAGGGTGCAGTAGTAGTAGTGCTCGTCGTTGTAGTCGTGGATGAAGTTGTGGTTGTCCATGTTGTTGTTGTCTCCTGAATGGTTGTAGTGGGTGAAACTGTGGTAGTTGTTGGACTAGCGGTGGTGGTGAACGCCGAGTCGGGAACTATCTGAAAACCTTGACCGTTGATGTTCCAGGCAAGCATTACACAAGTGTTTCCGCCGTTCTCGTACATCCAAAGGTCGAGTGGTTGGTTGCCTGCACTAATGTCTATCTCGCCTGATTCCATCCACCAACAGTGCTGGTCGCCCCAGTTGCCCCACTCGTTACCACCGATGTCAATGATGCCACCGTCATCCGATGCCAACCAAAACTCTATGGTGTCATGTACGGGTATCTCGATGAACCCTGTCATGTGAACCATAAATAAATCAAGTGTGCAATCCTCAAATGGTTCACCGTTGTAAGAACGGTTGATGTTGTTTTCTACTTCACTACCGCATTCGGTATAGATGTTGTCTGACCGTGTGGGAGGTACGGTATCTATTGCGTAATAGGTAGCCTGTAGTCCTGCTATCGGTTCAGCGTTTGCTTGTGGTGCGAACAGTGCGAGTATTGCTACTGGCGCAAATATCAGCCAATGAGTATTGCGAACCATCTCACAAAACAAACTTTTTGTAAGAATCCCTCTTAACAATGTTCAAATCAAGATGCGCCGAAGTCATACCAAACTTTTTTCCAGCATGGTCAAAGTTACCAGCAAACTGCCAAGCATCCCAATCACCCCAACCCTTAACAGGCGGCGGTATTTTCTTCGACCCAAACGCATAATCTGCCCACAAAGAAACATCTTTCGGAACTGGTTTCGCTTTGAACTCTGCATCAGAATAATAAACATAACGAGCAACCCACAACGGGCATTGAGAAACACCCAACTTCATAGCAACATGGGCGTTCCAAAAAACTGCGTAAGTGTAAATGGCTGGTGATTTACCAAGTTCGTTTGCAGCCATTTGGATACAGGTTCTAACAATCTGTTTCAATACCTTGGGTTTAGCACCACCGTCATGCTCAATGTCAATTTGGGGTACGAGAGTTGCACCATATTTTTTGTGGTTGTCTAACACCAATCGCATTTGGGCAACAACATCTTCTTCAGGTTTAATATAAACGTACAAACCAAACGGGATATTATTTTTTTTAGCCTTATCACAGTTTTGTGCAAGTAGGTCATCTTCGTTTAAGCCTGCGTTGCTGCGAATATACGCAAAGTCTATTTTTGATTCTTTAACTTTTGTCCAGTTGATGTCTCCTTGATACTGGGAAACATCAATGGCGGTCAGCCAGGGTGAATCAGACAACTGGTTCAGGCTCAACGAAGTCTGTGTTGTCTGTCAAAAAGTCAACACTTCCGTAGTTGCCACGAAAGTTGCCGTTGTAACTTGTTTGTTTCCAATTACCTTGTATACCAAGCGAAGCAATAAACAACTGTCCTATCGGTTCACTTTCAGGGAAGTTGCCTCCACCGCAATCCTCATTAGCGACAACAATGATTCGCTTAACGTTGTTGTTCTCATCTAACTCCATAAAATGCGCCATGTGTTACACCTTAAATCGAACGAATACGAGACCTGCCGAACCATTACCACCAACCCGTGTCGCCGTGCCAGAGTCGGCTGCTCCACCGCCACCTGATGCTGTGTTGGCTACTGCGTTAGAACCAACAGCAGTGACCGCACCACCAGCACCACCGATAGACGAACCACCCGCACCCGATGCGACCGTACCGCCACCACCACCACCACCAGCAATAAATCGTGCAGAACCACCGATAAATGCGCTGACATCAAAACCTGCGCCACCAGCACCACCAGTAGTGCCTACTGCGGTTGCGCCTACCGCCCCTGCACCACCGCCACCACCGCCACCAGTTTGAGTGCTTCCCCCTCCACCAACATTACCTGCAAATGCTGTCTGGGTTGGGTTTAATGATACACCAAAACTGTTTTGACCTCCACACGAACCACCATTCTCCGCTGATGAACGGTCCGAACTAGTGTCATAGAAACCACCTCCGCCACCTGGAACAGACAAAAGAGTACCGATAGTTGTTGCTGTACCCGTATGGAGAGCAGCATTAGCACCTGAACCTGCTGCACCGATTGTGATTGTTGTGTTCGCATCAATATAAATGGTGGTCTGTTGTTTGCCACCTGCACCACCACCACCACGAGCAGTAGTTCCAGCCGCACCGATATTTCCACCAGAACCGCCACCACCAAAAGAAAGAATGTCAAACAAACCTGCTGTAGTTACAGTCAAAGTTCCTGTAGTTTGAAACTCTAAATACTGATAATTCACATTTGAAATTGTTACTGATGTTGGCGCACCAATGCCACCTGTAGCGACACCATAACCATCCACAACACCAATACCACCAGCAGGTGCAGACTTACCCCAATTACTAATCGTGGGTTGCTGAATGAGTGTGCGCTGTGCGTACCTTGTCATCGCTTAGGCAATTCTATTTACAAAACCAAAGATTTCAATTTTGGATGCAGTACCAGCAAACGCACGAATAACCTTTTGGGTTGCGTTACCTTGAACAACAAGACCAGCACAAACAAGCACCAAACCACTAGGTGTAGCAGCAATCGACTGCTGAATAATGTCTTTTGTTACAGACACCCCACCAAACTCAATCGTCAAAGTAACTGCCGACGAGTGAGTGTTTACTGCATACAACCAAACCTCGTCAATGGTTGCTGGTGTGGCTGAAGCGGTGTGAATTGCTGTTCCTGCTGTTGCAGTAGCGACAACGGTAATACCCAGACCGTCACCCGTGGTGCCTGCTGGTTGTAATGCAAGTTTAGTAAATGTTGCCATGTGTTGATTCCTTTATCCGAATACTTGATTATTTAGAATGTTTTGGTCGTCAGAAAAATCGGGTGTTGCTGTAACAGCCCATGCTACACCGTTCGCAGCAGTCGAATCCGCAGTCAAAACGTAAGCGTTAGTGCCAACAGCCAAACGATTCAACACCGACCCAGTAGTAACCAACAAATCACCCTTAGTTGTTAGTGTTGCCGCAACA